CTACAAAGGGTTTGTTGGTGGCGGCGAAGTGACTTATGATGAGTTCGGCGATGTGGTTGAAGATAACAGATCTTTTGTTGATAAATTACTCGACGGTCTTGAGGGCGGTTTCCTTGGATTAGTAAAAGGTATTACAGATGCGTTTGACCTGTTGTTTATCAAAATTCCAGCATGGATATTGGAAAAATTTGGGTTGACAAATGCCGCTGAGTTGCTTCGTGGGTTTAGCTTAACCGCAATGGTTGATCCTATCTGGAACGGCATTAAGGGCGTTTTTAAATTCTTTACCAACGAAGAATATCGTAAAGAACAGTGGGGGCTGATTAAAGAGAAAGCCTCAAGTCTATGGGATGATATGTGGGAGATGGTTTCTGGTTGGATATCAAATATCTTTTCGTTTTTACCTTCTATTAATGATATCAAATCAGCAATCAACGAATACCTACCAGACTGGATGGCGCTTGATATTGAGACGAAAACTACAAAAGGTTTGACAGTTGCTGAAGGTGGGCTTACTAATGAAGATTTGGCACAGCGAAAAGCTGAATATGATGTTATGTCTCAACCCCTCACCGCAGCAATTAATACACCTGACGCACAGTTAGATGCTGAAGAATTGAAGGCAAAATATAAAGCACTTGAAATGGCTAGAGCTTCTAGAGAAGCAATCGCTGCCGAAAACGCAGCTAGAACGAAAGACGTTAGCGATAAGTCAGCTGAACAAAATAGCACAACCGTAGCTCCTATTGTCGTAACAACTCAGAATAACGTGAACGCAGGTCAGACTACATCGGTAAGCAACTCAACAACAGTTGCTCCACCACCTAAAGCTGACCCGAATAATCCTTGGGCTAATTTATCTCAAGAAGATTATATGAGAATGGCTGGTAGTTTCTAAAACAAAGGGGCGGTAAAAACCGCCCCTCATTACTTCTACTTAATCCTCTTCAGCGAGTTTCTCAAAGAACGATAAATCGTCATCATCAAAACTGTCATTCGAACTCGCCATAGCTGGAGCTGGTTTCGCTGCCATTGCTGGAGCAGGAGTAACTTCTTCCTCAACCTCAAAGTCTTCAGCACGAGACGCTGCAGCGGAAGCAGTTTTACCGCCGTTAAGTACACGATCAAGTTTAGCTTTCAACTCATCGTATGACTTAAAGTTACTTGGGTCAAGAAACTCTTGTAGGGAATGCATAGAGTTGTATACTTTTTCCAACTCATCATCATCACCACCAAGCAGCGCAGAAGGAGAATCAAACTCAGAACGATCATAGTTGCGATAACCATCAACGTTACGGATTTTTAGTTTAAAGTCTGCGCCTTCCCAGAAGTCGAAAGGATTGATTGGATCCTCATCTTCAAACTCTGGGCTCATAGCTTCATTCAACTTATCCCAAATTTTCTTACCATATTTGTACAAGAAAACTTTGCCTTCGTTGGCTGGGTTAGCAGGGTCTTTCACGACATAGATGTTTGAGTAGTAAGACAGACGACGCTTTTGCTTACGAGCCTGTTCTTTACCAGCATCAGTACCGTTGTTCCAAAGCTGTGAGTTATACTCACCAACAGGATCATTTTGATTGATCGTTGTTAGAGAGTTTTCAATATACCAGCCACCTGGACCTTGGAAGCCATGGTCGAACATACGAACCCAAGGCAGATCCTCATTAGCAGGTTCTGGTAGAAAACGAATGATGGCATAACCGTTGCCCGATTTATCTACTTCTGGTTTCCAGAATCGATCATCGGAACTGCCGCCACCTGAATTTGTTTGGAGTTTTTGCGACTCTTGTAGTAGTTTGTCAAGAGACTTATTGCGTGATTTTTTAAGTGATGCAAAAGACATATTATTCTCCTTGTATATGCGTTGTATTGCGGTTTATAGTTTAATATACTTGATATTTTGTCGTATGTCAATATATTTTTTTAACAAAGTAGTCAAATTTATTGAGGGTCTTGACCGTTACCCTTTTGCCATTCATATCGTTTCCGATCATTTCATTCTGATTGATCTTCTTGAGATGAGACAACTCGAACACTTGACTTTCGCCAGTGCGAGTGCCATCTGGATTATTGTACCAGATGGTCACTTCATATTTATCGTTAAAAAGTTCTTTAATAAATTGTATCATGTAGCCCAATAACCAGTTTCCGTGAGTCGTTTAGAGATAACCGAAAGGTTTGCCTCAAGATCTTTGATACGCTCTTTCGATTCGTTGTTTTCTTTTTGTAATTTAGCCAATTGAAATTCAACTTCTGAGATTGCTTTTTCTTTTACGTTCATTGGTATATCTCCAAAACTATTTTCCTAAGTTTGTTTTTAGGAAGGTTAGAAAAGTTATGAAGGAATGGACGATACTTGTTCAAACGTTTCACAAAATCATTTATCATAATATCATCATATTTAGTCCACGCCTTCGTGTATCCCACAAGGTCATCCAGTAACACCATGGTTTCTAGACTCACCTTATGTCTGAGATGAAGACGGAACAACAGGGGATGCTTCCCATCTTCATAGATGAAAAGTTTATTAAAGTCCTCCTCTGTATCATTTAACATTTCAACTTCTTGAGTGAAAGAATAGGTTAATGACTCAACGTTCTTCTTCCACTTCTTAAAGGCAATTTCATTTGCTGGTGACATAATGTTGCCAATCCAAGTGTCACTGCCTGATGAGAAATTAGCTATGAGAAACTTAACAAAATCATCACGTTTAAACTTCTTAGCCGCTTTCTCAAAAAAGTATTTATCTTTGCGTGCTTCGTAAGTCGTCTGTTTTACGTTAATTTTTCCATTATATTTGAAAAAATCGTAACTACCTGTGAAGTGACGACTTACGGCAAGGTAAGTTGTGTAGGCAACAAATCCGCTCATGCTTTCACTTTCCATTCCACTTATCAGCATCTTCTGGTGTATTAATTTCTATACCATTAAAGTTTACTATACCGCACTGAATATGTAAACTATTTTTTATCCAACGAAGCTGTTCTAGATTTTCAATCATTTCTTCATGGAATATTGGAAGCGACGAATACCTATATAGGGATTTTCTTGTGTATCCATAAACCCCAAGGTGGTGTTCACCGTATCCAGTAATGCCTCGAGCAAACCAAAGAGCAGATCCACTATGATCAGTTACAAGTTTCACAACGTTAGGATCGTTTTGTAGTTTTTCATCCATACGTGTGAATAGAGTTGCGACATCATAATTCATCTCAAGAAGCCTATTCGTAGTGTGTATCATCTCAACAGTTACGTCAGGCATATCACCCTGAACATTAATGAAATGGGTATATTGATCGAACCTAATATCTTTGAGTGCTCCAGAACAGCGTTCAGTGCCATTCTCATATGGAGCCTGATCAATAACCACATTATTGTCAGCAAACAAGTCAGCTATCAAAGGGTGGTCTGTTAGAACGTATGTGTCTAGACCGCTTTCCTTACACTTAACATATACCTCTTGGATCATATGCCGATCGCCAAGCTTTGTTAGTGGTTTGCCAGGAAACCTGCTTGAATGATATCTAGCTGGAATTAGAATAGCTGTTTTCATACTATCAACGTGTACCATGTATAGAGACTAATGAAAAAGAAATAAGACCAAACGATTAACGCTCCTATAACCCATCTCATACTGGTAACCTCGCAGACTTCTCAAGGTAATTGAGGTCTTCAGCTTCACGACGAATCTTATCTTTAATAAGACCGCTTAGTAGTTTAGCTGCCACTTCAACTTCCATTTCGTTTTCTTCACACCACCATACGATGGCATCCATATACGAAATCTTCTTATCTCGTACAGTTTCTTCAATTATAACTGAAAATTTCTTTGTAGTCAATACATCAATCATTACCAAGTTCCATCCCATACATAAAATAAGTGTACTCCAATTACTTTGCTTAACTCCATATGTTTAGTCCAAGAAGGATTCACATAATTGGCGTGATAAAAAGTTGCCCCACTAGTGGGGTCTTCGGTGTTCCCGATCATAACGTCACGAGCAATAACTAATGCTTGATCCCATAACTTCTGATCTTGGGGTTCGTGGTTTTTCTTTACGAAAGTCCAGCTGAATTGTTTATCTTGGTATACCACGCTACAAATATCATCAGGGAAATATTCGTGGTTAACACGGTTCATAGTTACGTGAGCGACAGCAATCTGCCCCTCAATTACTTCACCTCGAGATTCGTGATAGATATTTAGAGCTAGGCAGTTTTGTTGAATAGGATCAACAGTCGGTGTACCTAGCATGCCGATAGTCACGGCAGTTGCTATGAATGACATCGTTAATAGTCCGCTCAATATGTTTATAAGTTTTTTCATAGCTATACTCTACTATAAGCAGAATAGAATGTCAAGTAGTTTTTTTATAAAACTCCCAAATATTCTATAAACATTATCGCATGTTCTTCATGCTTAAACGTTTGCATAGCGAAGTCTGCTGTCTCAAGATTGAACGCTATGACTAGCCAAGTATCAAGTTTCTTTGATACCTTTATGGACCATCCGTTGACCTCTACAGGGTCATAGCTTTGAAAGTTTTTGTTCATTCTTATATTGTATAATAGTTCTTGCGCAATCTTCAATATAATTATCTCTTTTTTCTTCAAAGACTTGTGGAGGTTCTCCGTCTACCGCTATCACAATTACAATCTTGTCGATAGGGATACCTGTTCGTTCTTCAAACATAACGCAATATGCTGATGCTTGCATAAAGTATCCAGAGATCCACTCTTTCTTCTTGAGTTTTCTTGATGTTTTGAAATCTATTACAGATAGGCGACCGTCCCATTCAGCGACGCAATCAACTCTACCTGCTACTCCAAGATAATCACTATAAAGGGGAACCTCTTGACCACGAACTAATCCGATATGAGAATCAAGAACAGGCTGTAAGTCATAAAAGGTTTGCTTATCAGCTGGAGTATACTTATTTATATCAAGACAATTATTGAGATAATCTTCACACATTTTATGGACACGTGTGCCTCGTCCTGCTGCTCGCCCTGAGATACGATTAGCTTCCTCTTCACCAACTCGCTCACGCCATTTTTTAATTGACTCGCGAGATAATACTGAAAGGCAAGTTGTAATTGATGGATATTTGTTGCCCTCTGGGGTTGTATAAGTTCTCCCAGAGGACGTTGTTTCAGCAATTAGTTCTTCAAGTATCACGGGATCATGACGAAAATTCATATTTTATCCTACGTTTAATTCATAACACTTCTCTATATATTCCCGCACGATACCGCTTCTTACAATATCATCAGGCTTGAAGTCTACGCAATCAAACGAATCCATTTGCTCTAATACGCTCATGAAAACGCCGATACCAGATTCAGTATGGAACCGTTCGCTTGTTAAGTCGTCTTGTTTCATATCACCTGAGAAAATAATTCTAGAGTTTTCTCCAACACGTGTCATCACGCTATGTAATTCTTGGAATGACATATTCTGAAATTCATCAACGATGATGATTGCGTCATCCCACGTTTCACCTCTTACGAATGAGGTAGTAGTAAATTCGATAGTATTATGTGCTTTGAGCTGACCATAAGCATCACCTCTCCCAAAGAGATCTGAGCACATTTTCATATAAGGAGCTTCGTATACCTTTGACTTTTCTGTAATATTGCCAGGAAGGAATCCCATATCTCTTGTTGGCACAACGCTACGGACAATCATAATCTTTCTTTTATCCGTCCCTTTGTTTAAAACTTCATCAAGAGCAAGGAATAGGCTGAGGAAAGTTTTACCAGTACCAGCGCAACCGTGTAGAATCATATTGTACCCTTCATGGTACGATTCAAACACATCAGCTTGCGTAGCTGTGAGCGGTTCAATTTGTTCCAGCTGTAATCCCGTATTCTTATTACGCTTTCTTTGCTTTCTAGTTCTTCTCTCTAGATACTTATCCAGATATTGTTCGTCTACTAAAGCAAGATTTTTTGGCATACAGTGATCTCCTGTTATGGTTTTTATAAGATCATCATGTAGTGAACGAACTCCCTAATTTATGTTTCTTACGGATAGCTTCGTTCTTCGCTTCTTTGGTCGACCGACCGCCGACCTTGTCTGCTAACGGCGAATGGGGGTGTGCCGCAGCAATACGTGACATGTTCTCGTTCCACCCACCGTCTTTGTTTACGGTAGATCCAGAACGAACCATGTTTACGTTCGATAATAGCTGTTTAATATGGGGATTGTTTTTAAGGTAGTCTTCACGTTCCGAAATCTTTAGAGATTCGGTAAACCGCTCACCTGTTTCGGTGTTTTCAAAATTATATAATGGCATGTAGTGCTCTCAATTGCTTCATTTACTTTATTTAGTGTTCAATATCTTTTCGCCAAAGGCAGTATGCTCCCCATAATACTTCGTATGAGGCATAAGCTACAGCCACTCCGACAACAGGCACGGTAAATGCTGCGAGCAACAGAACCTCGGCAAACATCAAGGCAGCAATATAATCATACCAACGCACCATTATGCTGCCTCAAACCATTCGGGAACTTCACGCTTAGACCAAACCATTTTAAAGCGATCCTGTTTCGTCTGATAGAACGCACGATAAGAGCCAACTGGATCGTTTTCGTTAATACAATCTGGCGCAGCACCCATAGCAAGTTTAAATGGAGTTAGCGTATTAATAGGGATATTAGCTGGTTGTTCTTTCAATACGTCTTTGAGCAAGCCATAGGTTGCATGTTCTTTGCCATAACGATATTCGTATTCTTTACAAAGAGCGATGAAATGACGGTAGTGCCAATGATAGTTTGTTATAGATTCCATAGTCCATACAGTACATGGGTGACCAAAGTGCACAGCTTTGTACAAAGTATGTTCTAGGTTAGAGTTAGGGTGCTCATAGTAAGTGACCATAGTCTTACCCGACTTGGAAGGGCGTTTCGTTTTAACGCCATCAAGCATACGGTGAGCAGTCGACAACATCTGAGCCGACTCGACAATCATCTTAACAACGTGCTTGTCGCACTGTAACTGAGCAGCAAGAACTGGATTTTCGTCGAGGATAAAGATATTCATTTTAATACCAACTTACATAGATTTTCAAAACCATTACTGTTTTGAATGTTTCGGATAACGTTATAGCGATAGGGCATACGCATCTCGGCAACAAAATTCATAAGCCGATTCGCTTGACCTGCGCTTATCATATACTCTTTACCGTCGTCTGTCAATACCTTATTTACAGGTTTAAACTTATTAGCACGCACAACTTCACGGAGCGTTTCCGAGTCAACAATCTTACCGAGTTGTTCCATAATCGGACGCTCGATGAATTCAGGATCTAGATCGTTCGCTTTTACCATTCTTTAAAGTCTCCAGCAGTTTCATTATCGTTGTAGCCTTGGCGATATGCCTCAATTTCTTCAGGAGTCATATCAGCCATCTCTACTTTATCTGAAAAATGAGTATCACCTACAAAATAGTGAGGATTAAACTCACGCCGATAATAAGAGTCAGCACCTCCACGGTCGTATGGACCACCATGTCGCTCATCATACTTCATACCATCATACCCATGTCAACCAAACCCCAACCCTCTTTAGCATACTTGTCGCAAACAGCTTTTGCTTGCTCTTCAGTCAAGCCAACATATTTCTGTTTGTTAACACCACCATAGGGATCAAGGGAAGCTTCAACCCAATACATAATATTATTCATACAAACAAACCTTTCATTTTGTTATAGACAGTGTTATAGGCGGTGACTTCATATTCCCAAGCACCAAGCCAATCGTCTTCTTCGTCAATCTCACAAGCGCAATCATACATATCCCGCAACCACATCATATTCTCAAGCAAGTTGCCGTCATCTAAAAGCTCAATTGCTTTACAAGCAACGTCAAAGGGCATAGTCATATCAGCATACTCAGGAAGGGGATTAATCATAGGAGAACCTCTCATCAACTTACCCTTTGAATATAATAAAAGGGGCGACAAATGTCAACCCCTTTTATCACTTTTTTTTAATATTTTTTTATAAGTAATTGATTTTGAACAAATCTTTTTTTAATCGTCTTCATATTGGACAGGCATAACGTATTCTTCACCGTCCTCATCTTTCTCAAACTCAACGATGCCCTCTTGCGCTAACACCATGAGGCAACCTTGAGCCCCCATCTCCAATCCTTCTTTTCTACCTGCTTTAAAGCTGAAATAAGAACTAACAGCGATAAACAAAGCTGTTAAGATAGTGTACTCTTGAAAGATAATATCCATACAATCTCCTTTATTGCTTATAATTTATTTATAAAGGTAGATACTGTCATACCAATAATGTTATCGCCCTCTAAGGATTTATGCTCAGCATCATCTGGAATCACAAATACAAAGTTTACTTCTGGGAACTGGCTAGTGAACCAATCAAGATACCGAACACGGTTCCAGTTGTCAGACATATTTGCGTGAGTTTCTGGACCATAGTTCTGAGTGTCTTTGTAGATATTGTCTACAGAGATATCCCCTTCGAGGAAGAAGTCAAACCCAATACAATACAAAGTATCATGACCAGCTTTGATTGCTTCGTACATCGCATTCATACCAGCGTTAGAACGGCGGCGAGCGAATGGGTTATAATCAGAACTTTCATAACGCTCGTCTACTGGAGGGATAAGAGCCTTCGGGTTATCCTTAATCTCTTCAATCATACCGTCGTCAATAGCTACCAAATGATCATAGCCATCAAAGTCACGATACAGAGCATTACACCCATAGATAGTGCCTTGCCCAACAAGCCTTTCTAAATCAATATCCTTACGGCTTGTGCCGTTACCGATAATAATCGCTATCTTGTTCGTCATCCCAATCATCCTCAAATTCTAACCATTCGTTATTTTTTACAGCATTTCTCAACGCAGTTTTCTCGCTTGATCTTGGTTTCCGCTGTTCGCGAATACGAAGGTGTTCCTCGTCTTCAAAGTGTTCTTTGAATTTTTTAATTTTCTTGGACATGTTAGTTCCAGTGTTTAGTCATATTAGGGAATGCCTCTTGTACAAGTTTTGGTGTTAGACCCATGTATGGTAGTTTTCTATCTTTCATAGCAATCAGAACTTTAGCATCATCAGGGTGAATAGACTCAAGCATTTCAATAAACAACTGCTCTCGTCGAATTTGCTTCAGGTTCTTTTGGGTATCGCTCGGTCCATCTGTAAACAAATACAGCTTACGAACCTCAGCATAAAATACAGCCTCTGTATCAACTGTTGATGCTGGTGTATAGGGAGGTTCGCCAGGAGGCAACAACCATTTCACCGATGGATCATAGGCATAACCTAGGACAGCCTTTAACGCTGCGCTACTGTATTTATGTAAAACAGCAACTTTGTTCTTCTTCCCAGAAGTCTCCGCCAATTCAGTAAAAATCTCGTGGAAAGTTTTTTTATTAGACATTTAAAAATCACCTATATGTTCAATTAGATATTTCAGTTTATTTTTGATAAAGTAATTCATCAAACCCTTACGTGGGGCAGGTTCACACTCATTATACTTTTTAAGGATCGCCTCACTTATATAGTCAGGAACGTAGTCTAAGTCTACCAGCTGTTGATTGCGCTTATAGTTACGCAGCATAATTTCATTACAGAAATCTTCAGGGTTCTTATCAATCCAATCGTTTAGCTTCTTAGTCGATAATGGTTTCTGACGTTCTTTAGCAATAATAACGTTATCGCCTGATAGGAAGTTAGGAACACCATCACCACGGTCGCCACGCATGATATGCTCTTTTAGATAACCGTATGGGTCAGGCTGGCGGATCCACTTCTTAAGGACAGGCGAGAACTGCTCAACGTTTACATATTTCTGAAGCTGAGCGAAATCTTTATCGCCCGATAGGATAAGAATCTTTTCAGAGTCAGAGTTGTTTAGCATTACACCTTTTAATTTAGTCAGCACTCCAATGACGTCGTCAGCCTCAGCACGGTCGACCTGGATCACCTTATAGGGAAAGAACTCCTTTAGGTCATCACGAATACTGTTGAGGTGTTTAAACACAGCATTCCAGTCAATAGCGGATTTATCACGATCATCTTTACGATGCGCTTTATAGTAGGGGAAGATATCTTTGCGCCAATAGTTTTTATCGTCGCAGCAGATAACCATCTCACCGTATTCATCACGGAACTTAGCATTATACAGGCGAATGCTATTTAGAACCATATGGCGAACAAGACCTTCATCAATCTCGTTCTTATTCATAGCTAACTGTTTCATCAAGTTACTAATCATAACCTGATTTAAATCTAGTAGAATCATTTTATTTACTCATCTTCATTTTCAAAGGCTTCATCATTCCAAGAAGCAATTACTGCACCATTATCATAGCGTAATTCAATCATATTGTCAACCATATTATGAAACGGATGTGGTATTTTTTTATGCCTGTATATGAGTGAACGAATAGCTTCCCCAACATGATGTAAGTCACGGAAGTATTCGCTGCTCATTTCTGCTATCTCAGCTTCGTCTAATTGTTCGCCTAAGTGGTCAATCCAAACATCAGCCAATTCATCAGCCTCATCAAGAATCGCTTGGATGCGTTCGTCTATTTTATCGTCTAATGCTATGGGCGTGTCGTCCACGTTTGCGAACGACTCTTTTTTAGGGAACTGAATAATATCAGCCATTAACACTCATCCTCATTCATCCCGTATACATAACCCAAGTCTTGATAGAACACGCCATGCGAATACTTCGGAGTACCGTCTTTATGGTATGCTGGCTTCACACAATAGTAGCGAATATTAGACTCTTGGTACTCACCGTATTTCATATCAATATATTCACCGTCTCGAATATACTTATCCAAGTTACGAATATATGCTTCACAACTGGCGAGTCGGGCGAGCGCACCCTTTTCGTTTTGGCGAACGGATTTACGCAACTCAGCACGCATATCTTGTTGAGTCTTAATCCACTGTCGAACGTTCTTTAACGAAAACGGATGGTCATCATCCAGCTCCATAACTT